GTAAATATGGTAGACAAGTTCAGTTTTTTGAATCTGAAATTGGTAAGGGAGAAGACATTTATGTTGAGTTCTATGACAATGTTACTGATGATAAAGGTACTGTTACAGATGTAACTCCTTTTACAAGTGACAGACAGTTGTTTAAGTACAAGTATAATCCTTTCTATATGGAGGAGTATGAAACAAAAGAAGGTGCAAATTTTAAGGGTGAACCTTATATTTTGTATACCGTACCTGTTTCTGAGATGATTGCTGTTCTTAAAGATGGTACTGAGATTACCTATGCCCTCTATGAGAAGAGAAAAGCTGAAGCTGATGCAAAAGTTAAAGAAGAAGAACTAGAACTTCCAAGATTACAGAAGACATTGTTTCCTGACTTTGAAGAGCAATTTGCTCCAAAACCTGAGGAAAAAATAGGAGAATTATCTTTACATATTACAGGTGAAGAATCAGCTTCTGATATTCTATTAAGAATTTCAACAGAGTTTCAAAAACTAGCACAAAAACTAAAGTAATATGAGCATAGTACTTCCAACTAAAAAGGTGGGACCTCAAAGAGTTAATCCTAAGAGATTAATTATCTATTCAAAGCCAAAGACAGGTAAGACAAGCGCATTTGCTGGTCTTGATGACAATCTGATCATAGATCTAGAGAATGGTGCTGATTATGTAGAGGCTCTAAAGATCCAAGTAACTTCTTTACAAGAGCTACTTGATGCAGGTAAAGCAATTAAAGCTGCCGGTAACCCATACAAGTATGTTACAATAGATACTGTAACAGCCTTAGAAGATATGGTAGGTCCTTTAGCTATTAAGCTCTATCGTCAAACTAGCATGGGTAAGAACTATGATGGTGATAATGTATTGTCTTTACCAAATGGTGCAGGATATTTATATTTAAGGCAAGCTTTCTTTCAAGTTTTAGATTTTATTGATACTTTAGCTCCCCATATTATTCTTGCAGGTCACATTAAGGACAAGCAAGTAGATGATAAAGGTGAGATGGTATTGGCTGCAAACATTGATTTGACAGGCAAAATCAAATCTTTGATCTGTGCAAATGCAGATGCAATTGGTTACATGTTTAGAAAGGGTAATAAAACCATTCTATCATTTAAGACTAGTGAAGAAGTGACTTGTGGTGCAAGACCTGAGCACTTAAGAAATGAAGAGATAGTAGTTTCTGAGATGAATGACAAAGGTGAACTTGAGTTTCACTGGGATAAAATTTATGTATAAAACAAATAAAAAATAGAAAAATGGCATTAAGCACAACAGACTTAGGAACAGGTGGTTCAGGAATGGCAAAAACAATTGCACCAGGAAATCATACATTGAAAATTAACAGCATTGAACTAGAGGACTTTAGATTTATTGAAGGTGCAAAACATCTTATCTTGCATGTAGAAACTGAACCTATTGAAGGATTTGAAGGTTTCTGGATTGATAAAGATGATGAAAGCCAAGGTAGATATGATGGTCAGATTGGTAGAATTAAAGCTAGCCAATATGCATTTGCAGATGGTGAAACTAAATCTGGTATCAAAATTCAAAGAGATAGATCTATTCTAATCTTCTTACAAAACTTATGTAATACACTAGGTATCAATGAGTGGTTCCGTGAGCAAGATGGTAAACATGAAACTGTTGAAGATTTTGTTAATGCATTTAGTAAAAGTGCTGAGTACAAAGGTAAATTCTTAGAATTCTGTGTTGCAGGTAAAGAATATGAAAGCAAATCAGGTTATACTAACTATGATATGTGGTTGCCAAAAGCAGAAAATAAGAAATATGCTATGGCAGAAGTAGAAGTAGGTAAGGTTATGACTTATGAAGAGGCAAAACACCTTAAAAAGATAGAAGTTAAAGATGTAAAAGGATTTGGTGATGATGATTCATTATTTAATCCAAATAAAACTTCTTCAGACTTTAGCTTAGACTAAATAATCCTTAATTAACAAGGGGGGTTCAGTCTTGAGCTCCCCTTTTTTATTGTAAATTATGATTTCAACTAAAAATCTAGTATCTGATTTACGGGATGTTCCCAGAGAATGGGTATTTGAGTATTATTTGAACTTAAAGGAAAGACTAATAGGTCAGGATATAAAGATGCTTTCTGCATTTAATGCTAAGGATAAAGTTCCTTCCATGTTTATATATACTGATGCATCAAACTTTTATAAGTTCAAGGATTTTTCTTCTGGTAACCAAGGTGATAGCATAGAATTAGTAAAATGTTTATTTAATCTAGAGTCTAGAGGACATGCTGCTAATAAGATTATCAATGATTACCAAGATTTTCTTTCACATAATGATGCTCCAGTAGTACTTGAGTTCAAATTTCATGACAAGTTTAAAGTTGTAGACTACGAAATGAGACACTGGAATTCCCAAGACTCTAAGTTCTGGACAAGTTTTAGTATTAGTTCTACACTTTTGGCCAAGTATAGCGTAGTGCCCTTGGCATACTTTACTATGGAAAAGAAAGAAGAAGATGGTTCTATAACTTCATTTAAGTTTACCAAGCCATATCTCTATGGTTATTTCCGCCAGGATGGTGAGTTATACAAGATTTACATGCCTAAGAACTTAGATAAGAAATTTATCAAGGTTCAGAATTATGTTCAAGGTATAGATCAACTAACTTATGAGCCCAAGTATTTGATCATTACATCCTCTCTAAAGGACTTAATGTGTTTTAATAAACTTGGTATAGGGAATGTAGAATGTATTGCACCAGACAGCGAGAATACAATGATAGGTGAAGCAGTCATGGGAAAACTGAGTAAACGGTATTTTAAGACAATTGTACTGTTTGATAATGATGAGCCGGGAATCAAAGCTGCTCAGAGATATCAAGATAAGTATGGATTTAATTATGTAGTTCTTGATATGTCTAAGGATCTATCTGATTCAGTCAAAGACTATGGTATTGAAGCTGTAAGAGATAGATTATTACCATTATTAAAACAAGCATTATGAGTTTAGAAAGATCAATGAATGATTTAGAAGATCATATATCTTCTGCAAGAGATGAATTTGATAATCTAAGAGAAAAGATTGAAAGAGAATTGGAAGATGTAAATGATGAAATTGCTGTGTTAAAAGATGAAAATTATACACTTAGAGAGCAAAATGAACTTCTTGAAGAACAAGTAGAAGACTTAAATAGAAAGAATGCTATATTTGAACTAGAGAATATAGAATTAAGACTAAGGATAGAGATTTATGACTTGGAAGTATAAAGGTAAAGAGTTTGATGAAACATGTATCCCGCAAGGTGGTATTGGATTCATCTACATTATGACTGCTATTATAGATGGTAAGTCTGTTGCATATATTGGTAAGAAAAACTTTTTTGCTAATATAAAGAGACCAATGGGTAAGAAAGCTTTGGCTATGTCTACAGATAAGAGACTAAAGAAATATACCCGGGAGCTCAGACCTGACTTCATGAAGTATTATAGCAGTAATAAAACTCTTAAAGATGCTCACAAAGCAGGAGTTGTTATCAAAAGAGAGATCTTGATGATATGTTACTCAGCTATGGAATTAACTTACCAAGAAGTAAAGCACCAGTTTAAATATGAGGTGCTTGAAAAAGAAGAATACTTGAACGGCAATGTTCTTGGCCGTTTTTACAAAACAAAATAGTTATGACAGAAAATGATTTAACAGGCCTTCTACTACAGTTGGCTGACCGTGGTGTGACCGGAATTAAGATTTATTATGCAGGTGGAGGAGACTCCGGAGCAATTGAAGATGTAGTATATACAACTGAAGCATTAGATAAAGATGAAGATACAGCTCTTGAGACTATTTCAGATCTACCAACTTATGGACTTGAAAAAGCTGAGAACTTAAAAGACCTTGATTCAGGTGCTTGTTCTGATATATCAGACTTTGCTGAAGAAGCTATTCTAAATGATGTTGAAGATTGGTGGAATAATGAAGGTGGTCATGGTACTATGTCTATTATGGTGCCATCTGGTAAGTATAAAGTAAATAACACTATTTACATTACTGAGACAGAAGACTATTTTCATGAAGGTGATTTATTATCTAAAGCATAAGTAATGGCACATCCTTGGCAACATGCAATTTCTAGTTCCCGTAAATGGGGAGGAGAACCAGAAGAGTACTTAAAATATCATGAATGGTTTGATGAAACTAAGGCCTGGATTGGTCATTCTAAACACAGAATGTTCCGTCACCACAGTGAAGGCATATTTGAATGTGAGAAAGTATTTGGAAGTTTCTTTATAAACTCTGAGGGAAGAAAGGTATACACAAGATATGTTGGAGAACAACATGTAAAAGAGGACTGTAACAATTACATTCCTACAGCAAAAGAATGGGTGGATAATATAAATACACCTACACAATGGATGATTAAAACTTTAAAAATTGAAGACTAATGATTTTTGACAAAGAAGAAACAAAGAACTTGTTGGGTAT